AATCTCTCTGAACCTGCGTAATCTACAACAATTCTGTTTTCTGGATAGATGATTTCAAACATATAGGTTGAATCTTTAGAAAAATGAGATTGTTGAAATTTATCCTTAAACATCTCACCACCTTTAATTGCCTGTTCGGAAGTAAAAGAACCTCTACTTGCAAAAATCCATTTACCATCATAGTAAAATGCAATACCTAACGAACCATCCATTTTCTCATATACCTCAAACTCATCAGTTATTGTATGTTTTTGTTCCTCGATATTAAAGAACTTTTTAAATGGTCTTGCTACTACATTACCACTTTCATCAGTAACCAGTCCTCTACATTGTAGAGTAATTTCATCCCACTTACCTTCATATTGAGTTGCCTGAGAATAGTTCCAAATAGTCAAAGGTAGGGTTGGGTGAGTTTGTTTAATCAACCAACCATCTTCGTAGTATTTGTTTAATAATTCTAAGTTCATATTATCTTAGTTTAATTTCAAATCTATCTTCCATCTTCTGTAAACTTTCTTCTGGTACTCCATGTTCATTTACTCCACCATGTCTGTTTTCAACAATTAGTGAATAAACTCTATAGTCATGTTTTTCTGCAAGTTCATAGTATGGTTTCATTTCCCATTCTTGAGTAAATGTGTTTGAGACTACAATTCTACTAGTTTCTTGTTGCATCGCCCAATCCGTATTGTTTTGACACCATGTATGTGCTGAATGTAATTTAGTAGCTTCAAAAATATATGCACCTGTTAATGGGTGAATAAAGAATTGATCAGCTTCAAAATGTTCTCCACCTAATGATTTTGCTAAGGTTGATTTACCACTACCTGGTAATCCTCTTAATAAGTATAGTTCTTTCATGACGTTGTTTATTCTTAATTTTTTGTAAAATTAGTAAAAATAAATAAACCCGCCTAATATAAAGTGATTTTTTTAGTGAAGTGAGTCATTGACTTTATTGGATAGAATATTTTGTGGTCCCCCCAGGACTCGAACCTGAAACCTTCTCGTTATGAGCGAGGTGCACTAACCAATTGTGCTAGAGGACCGTGTGGGGTTTTGTCGGTTAAGACCTACATGACTTTAACCCCCTAAAGTTCACTGTGTAATTAAAGACCCACAGCGGTCATTGTTTACTGATGGTATCGAATGTATCTTCCGAAACGATCAACTCTAACATTGAGTCTCTCAATTTTAAAATTCCATTCATCAAACCTACCTAAACCAGACATCTCTCTGGCTTGTTTAATTGCGGATTTCTCCGACTTCTCACGTACAGATTCCGTAGTTTCTACGAAAAATGTGGGAGCCTGAACACCGTTTCTAACGGGAACTACTCTCCAAATCCTCAATTTCTGAGTCATAATCTTTGTTCTAATAGAACAAGACTATGGTGAGTTAATTTTTTCTTTTCCTTTCATAATGTTTTTGTTTTTAGTTGCGGGGGCAGGATTCGAACCTGCGTCGTTCGGGATATGAGCCCGAGCTGGAACCACCTCCAGTCCACCCCACTATATATTATTTTACTTAGTGTTGTAATAGTTTTTCATGATCTCAGAATGTTCTTTTCTATGAGTTTTATTTGACCACCTTTGTTTTGCCTTTTCTGATATTTTCTTTTTGGTTTCTTCTGATATCCCCCTTCTACGATTTGCATCTGAAATTTTTTTTCTCGTTTCGTTAGTTGGTTTTTTCCCTTTATTAATTTCAGACAACTTTTTCTTGGTCTCAAGTGTGTGTTTTAACCCTAAGAACATTGGTCCACCCTCACCACCTAAACCCATATTATAGGTTTCACTAGTTGAGATAAACGACTCGTTTACTAGTTCTTTTTCTTTATTATTCATTTCTTCCTCACTATCAAATATAAACAAAACTTGTTTTTCAAAGGATCCTTTTCCATACTTTTTTAATGCTTCCCTGATTGCCCTACCACTACCCATATAGTTATCATATGGATTTTTGGTTTGGTGTTTTCCAATATAAACCTTACCATTTATTTTGTTTGTTGTTTTGTATACCGTATATTTCATATTAATAGGAATGTAATCACTCACAGTGATATTAGTTGGTATGGTAAGGATTCGAACCTCTATACCTCCGTTCCGCATTCCCCATATCGGTTCCAACTTCACAGTGTGCCCACTACACTACTACCAAACGAGAGTTTCGAACCTCTCAGTCTCAGGTTAATTACTCCTAAGATTTGCGGTCTATGAGGGTTCCGACCCCTCTACTTCTGCGTGACAGGCAGATATGATAGCCACTTCACCAATAGACCAGCAATTGGTTGTTTCGGGTACAACCAAGAAAACCTTGACATAATACCTACCAAAGGTAGATATCTCATAATTAAAATAATAAGTTACACAATTTACTCTACACCAAACTTAACCTTCAAGTAAATCCCTTCAACTAACTACTCGTTTGGTTCTTTCGTTAGCCTCTCCAGTACTCTTTCAAGCATTAGGATTAGTAGCCTACCAGTCTTACCTCGCTTATTATTTTGTGGAGAAACCGGGACTCGAACCCGGAACTATAGAATGCAAATCTATGATGATAGCCAATTTCACCAAATCCCCAAATATTGAATGTGTTATAGGGCGAGGTTCAAAAACCACACACTATACAAAGACCGATTCTTATTTGTAACCCAAACTAGCCCAGGTGCCGGTGCAACGCCATTCAATAGTACTCCGTAGGGGTATCGATCCCCTTACTCCACCGTGAAAGGGTGGTGACTTAGCCAGTTGTCGAACGGAGCATTTGTAACTTTTAAATTATCCCCATAGTTACTAACTGTGCCAACATACGATTTGGAGGTATCAGTGTGCATTGTTAAGAGGCAGTACCTATCTTCGTTCCCTTGTACTTCGGGCTTATTTCTTTTTTACTTTTCTACCTAATCTCCAACCCTCAGGTATTGCATCTCCTTTATGAATTTTCTTACTCTCAACATCATTTGTAATCCAACAGGTTCCGTACTGTGAGTTTTCCTTACCTTTGCCATGACCTTTTTTAGTCGCTTTCATCAGTTTAATAGTGCTGGTACTGTGTGTCCTACCTAACATTGTTGCATGATTAAAGTTAACTGCTTTTAGTCCTTCTGATATTTTATTTGAAAGTTTTTCATGGTCATCTTCGTTTAGTGAATCTCTCCATCGTTTTGCTATAAACTTTCCATATTCCTTTCCATATTTTCCAACTAAGATCTCGTTTGTTTTTCTCCTACCTCTTTGTGCCTGTTCTTTGGTAAAGCCTCCATCTCCACCTACTTTTAGATTCATACATTCCTTCTTAGCAATTTCTTGAAGAGATACTACCTCTTTTTCTCTTACTGCTAATTCCTCTCTTGAATTTAAAAATTCCAAGATCTCTATCGAATGATTTTCTTTACCATATTTATTTATCGATCTCCTTAGTAGTATTCCAGATCCTAAATATCCATCATTCAAATCATCTGTTGAATGCATTCCTATATAATATCTTCCACTCAATAAATTTGTGGTCTTATAAATAAAGTGGTACTTTTTTCTTGTACCGTATTGTTTTTTTGCCATAATGTACTTCCTTTCTAATAAATAGTAAGGAAGTACAAAAACAACTTCCCGGAGCGGCTAGAGAGAATCGAACTCTCATCTTTAGATTGGAAGTCTAAAGTAATGACCATTATACGATAGCCGCATTTTCGTTTAGTGAGATTTGCCAAACTAGATTTTAACGGTTTTCTCATACTTTCATTTAAACCATTAGTGTCTTACCACATAAAAACAAGTCAAGTTACTGGGAGGCTCTACTACCTGCCTTTATTCCTCAGAGACCGGCATTAAGGATGTCCAGTCTAATACCCCTATTTTATTTATAGACTCCATAGATGTCTGTGAGTATCTCTTACTCGTTGAGCTCAGACTCAGGTTCGAACTGAGGACTATTGATTACAAGTCAATTGTTTTACCAACTAAACTATCCGAGCAAATGAAGAGGTTTCGGGTCTTTCAGGGTTTCTGGTTTGGTAGGTATATTACAAACCCTTTTTAAGTTACCTACCCTAACAGCTTCACTACCTCTTCGCAAAAGACTTACCCTGGTACGATGTTCTTATGTTTATCGTGGTAAGTACTTATGATAAAGTTAGAATGGTGATTTGAATCCCTTTTAAGTTCCCTATGAACGTCTAACTTTTAATTTTTAACCATCTATAATAGCTGTATTAGATTGTTCCTATCTAATCAACTTAATGTTTCCAACACTATTATAAATGGTTTGGAGATAATTTCACTCTTGTTAAAATACCAACTTACCATTACCGAAAGTACTCCCGTAATAAATGGGACCGGGTTAAAGGGTCTATAGTTGTATGTTACTTTTTTCTTATTTGCCATCTTATTCTGATTTTAGGAGGAACTTATTACTAATTGCTTTAAATGAGATTTTGTTATCTGCGCTTCGGATTACAATACCTTCACGCTCTGCTTTATCGTTCATTATTGATTTTGCTTCTGCTATTACTAATAAATCCTCAATAGTATCTGGTAATTTAAAGCCTGGTACTGCGGCTACTGGTACCATTTGTAGTTCCATGACTTCACTGATTAGATTTGTCATTTCACCGTAACTCATTCTTTCGTAACTATCGATATCAAATACATTAAAGAATCTTACAGTTTGTCCCTTGATTTTATATCTGTTCTTTTGAACTCCTTCACCGATTAATTCGCCTTGAATACAAATGTTCTTACCAACCGCTGCTAACTTAGCCTCTAGGTCCAGTTCTTTTGCAACTTTCCAAAACGTATTATCTTCGTTTCTTTCAAGTTCTAAGTTTCTTGAACAAACCCCAAATTCTCCATCTCTGTAGTAAAACGTTGCAGAACTACCATCAAGTTTCTCTGTAACATAGAATTGGTGGTCTTCACCTTTCCAGGTTTCATATTCATCTTTAAGGTTTTGAACTCTCTCCTCATCTGTCTTTTGTAAGAATGATGGGAAGTTACCTTTAGCAACTCCGGCAAGATTTGCAGGAATTGGTGGGTCCCATTTAATAATACCTAACATTTCAGTAACATCATCACCTTCACCAAGAGGTTCAACGTGTCTAATATCACCTTTACGTTTCATTACTTCAACCGCATCTTTTAGGGGTAAAATTAACCCTTGAGAATATTGACCTCTTAAACGAATAGTCTTTAATCTAAATCCTTCAGTACCATCAACCAATTTCTTGTAAGAACTCTTTCTTAAGAATTCAAACTCTGGTTCAATTGGTAAGAAACTATCAATTTCACAGTAAACTACTGAATCACCTTCTTGGTGACCTACATCTTTTGCAACTACAACTTTCCAGCCTCCAATAGTTGCCAGTTCAATTCTATCTGCACCTTCAATAGGTTCTAGTTTATCAATCTTTTTTATACTTGCTAATTTTCTCATCTTATTCTATCAACTTTTTCTTCTAATTGTTCTATAATTCGTATCACATCTCTAACTAACTGTTCATCTTCCATGAACATTTCGCTCTTATTGTATGTTTTATACAATTCACCGAAGACTTTATCTTCGTCTATTTTCATAACTTTAATTGTTTTAATATTTGTTTCTAAGTATTTCAATTACATCCCACGCATCCTCTACCGCATTATGGGTTACTATGTTTGACTCAAGTCCCGACCTTTCTTTACATGTAGACAGACCCGGTAAACTTTCATCCTCTTTCCAATCCACATATAAAATTGCAGGATCAAGGATACGTTGTCTTATTCTGAATAGTTGTTTCCATCTCGGTAATCTCTCAATAAAAAGTTTATCGAAAGTCCCGAAGTTTTTACCGGCAACATTAATTGTTAATGGTTTGGTCTTATTTGTAATTGCTGGAACTGATTTTCCATTTTTAACGGTTACAAAACCACCAGATTCTATTGGGTTAAAATCAACCAATCCGTTCATTGCACACCAATAATAGAATTCCTCAACAATTTCACCCTCTTCAAAAAACCACATACCAGTCATATGAACTATATCATTCTTTTCATCCTGATCCCTAGTGCACATATATTGATTAATAGTTTCTAAAAGGTCCCTATTAAGATTAATTGCATAGAGACCACCTTCAATTCTGTTTCTCTTGATTACTCCGTGAAATTTAGGGATCTCATCAAATGGTAACAGATTCTCTGTATCCTCGATAATTGCACCAATACTTAGTATTTGATCGTTTATCGGGTCCAACCCTGTAGTTTCTATATCTATTGAAATGTACTTCATATTGTTTATGCTAATTTTTTATATTCTACAATTAATTCGTTAATTCTGTTTTAACTACACCCTCCTTTTATCTCATCCCATAACTTCTCCGCATACTTTTCCGGATTTTTTATGTCTTTAATTTCCTGTTTTATTTTATTAGTTAAACAACTTTTAAAGTGATCAGGACCCTGTAATTTAAATAACGTCTCTTTAGCACAGGCCGTCATCCACCCTCTAGGGTCATGTCCCTGAACGTTAGATTGTACCTTATTAATTGCGTTAAGACACGTTGTTGCTTTTTGGGTACCGTCCCATACCGTTTTACCAACATTACTTACACTCTTTCCTACTTTTTTTATAAAATTTCCAAATCCCATATTTTTTGTTTTTATTTAATTATTTATTAATCCCACCAACCCTCAATTTGACTTTCCATTATATTGAAGAGTAATTTCCTTGCTCTTTTGTGGTTTATATGTGAAATATTCATTGCAATTCTTTGTTTATCTTCTGGACCTTCTGGTTTAAATGGACCTTCACCATTTAGGACTCTCTTATGGATTAGTGGATATTTGGCAAAGTAATCATCAAAGTTTTCTTCTAATTGTCTACTTTCCCAAGTTGAATAACCCTCTTTATCTTCACAAGGTTCAAACCAATGTTTAGTTTTATGGTAATCTGAGTGTTCTAATTCATAGAAATCATCTTGTATTTTTTGTATTAATTCTGTACATATCCTCATATTACGAGCATCATGTTGAGCTCGTGTATGTCTATCCATCTTACTTATATAATCTGCTTGAGTTTTAAGTTTGTGTTTTAGAATTTCAAAAATATAATGACTATCCCAATTTCTATCTTTCCAAATAATTGGTAACCAATACCAAATACTTTTTAATCCTCTTACAGTTTCTTTAGGGATATACTTCCAATCATGTTCCCATCTAATTGAAATACTATTCCATATTTTTTTATACCATGGACGAGATTCTCTCTCTTCTTTCCATTGTTCGAACATATCTTTTTCTGGTTCCATAATTTAATCTAAATTTAAGTTTTCCACTTCTATTATTTCTCTAAGTTGTTTTCTACACCTTAGAAGGGTGTTGTATTTATCTTCACTCATATCGTCAGGAGCGTGTTTAGTTTGACCCCTTAACCATTGGTCCATTTCCCATGCAACTGATTTCCATTTTCCAGCATTAGATGATGTTTCAAATTCTTCACGGTCTTCCGGTAGATCAAAAATTAACGTCGCCTTCATATTTGTTTTCGTTTTTAAGTTCCAACATAAATAGTTGTTTGATTAACGTACTTGACATAAATATTTTTTCCCACCAACTCATTTGTGATATCTTTATAAGTAGTTCACCCCTATTTATTGATTTTCTCTGTTGATCCTCAGCAATGGTTGTCGATCTCTCAGCGAGGTCTTTAGCAATATCTATGTAGTCATTTGCAGTCTTCAACCTACTAATATACTCTATCTCATTTTTATCAATCTCGTGGAGTAACTTATCCATAATTATAGATAAAACATCGACATCAACAGAAATGGGTAAGTGTGACCCTCTACTCTTTTCTAAGTTATTAAGTGTTAAAGGTAAAGACTTACTGTTTTTTATTTTTTTTCCTTTAAACGACACCAAATCATTACATAATACAAAATGTTCTTTATCGAAGGATTCCACCCCTTTTAATGATAATGTCGTGTTACCCGTACCCCTATTCCCATGTAGGGTGGATAATAACCCCTCCATTTGTTTTTTAGTTTTACTCATAATATTAATTTTTTAAAACAATCTCATACCCTGTTGGTTGGGGGATAAACTCTTGAATGTGTCTACCTCTAAATGGTTGTCCTTTTGACATGTAGGGACCACCCGATGGGTCAACCATGGTTATTTTATCTTTATTGATCGTTATTAAATGTCCGTATCTTTCCATTAAGGTATTTGGTCCCAAGTAATTTCCATCAATATCGACATTAACCCTATGCACTTCATTTATAAATTCCCCTTTAGAAAGTGTGTGGTCGTGTGGTGGTATACACTCAGCATTATAATACTCTTTATATGCCTCATCATAATTATTATCATACGAGTGACGAGAAAAAAAGAACGACCCTTCCCATAACACATTACCATTTTCTAAGTCGGTATATGTAAACACCTCATCATACCTATTTTTGATTATTTCCTTTCCCATTGTCTAATCATTTAACTGTTGCCGTTTTCTTAGAACCTTTTCAATATGTTTTTGTCCCAGTGTTGCAAGTTCCATAAAGGTAGCCTGTTCATCTTTGCTTAAATCCATTGGTCTACTACCAACAAATTTCAGGTCAGGTGAACATTCATCATGGTCTAATTTAGTCCACATTGCTAACATATAACAAGATTCTGGACTTCTTGTAAAAAAACTTAAACTAATTGAAGTACCGCCCTTCTGTAAGAACTCACCACCAAAAGAAACCACCCAATCATCATCTAGATATTCTTGAAGTTTACCGTAATAATTGTTTGCTTCCCATTTTACCAATTCAAAGAATGAATATTTTGGATGGTCTAAGTGAGATTGTAGAGGTTTCTTATTGCCCCTTTCATCAATCCAAAAATTAGTAACGCTTATGTTACCTATTCTATGTTGAAAAGGTTTCCATTTAATTTTATCAAAGTTATATAACTTTCCCATTAGTTTAGTGAATTTGGATAATATAATAGTGTTGGATTTTTCTTTTGTACATCAATATCCGGATACTTCTCACTAAAAGTCTTAATGTCGAATTTCTTAGTTATTAAATGATACCCATTTTTAGTAGGAATAATCGTCTCAATTTTATCTATACCATGGGGTCTACAATAATCAACATGGTGTTGAACCCTTAAAAGTTCTTTAGTGTCTTTTGTGTCGATATCAACAACCCATCTTTTTTCTCTTGTTTTAATTTGACCAACCACCGAATCAAACAGGTTTCTTTGATTAAAGTTACCATCTTGAATTCTTTGTGCTAGTGCAACCATCATATTAAGACTTACATCATTATGATTTTGTTTCTGTACATGAATATATGCACGTGCCTTAAACATCTCACATAGACCAACTATTTCATCCCATCTCTTTTCTAAGTAGTCAATACTTGAGATACTATAGGTCTTAATAGTTCTAACTGACTGTTGATTATCACGTTCTCCTTCAGGTTGGTCCTTCTTACGTTTAAGTACATATAACATATAGAAGTCACCTTCGTCCTCGAAGTTTAAGAGTGGTTTTATTTGTTCTAAGTTGTTTATCATTATTTCTTTTCTGTGGTTGGTTTTAACCACATATTGTCTTTAAATGTTATATCTAATATTCCCGGTATAATATTCCTATCAATATCCACCAATAATCTCATTGTTTTAATGGTGTCGTATTTCATCATTTTGGTTACTTCCTCTCTAATACGTTCCTGACTAACAGTTGTGTGTAATTTTTCAAGGATATCGTCCTGTGACATTGCAGAGATAATATCATCAGATATTGTAAGTTTCTTAGTTAAGGAAAATCTAAATGCCCTTAAAATTCTTAACGGATCATCCATCATTGTTATGGTTGGGTCGATTGGTGTTCTTAAAATACCTTTCTTCAGATCATCAACCCCACCGAATAAATCAATAAGATTACCATTAATATCCTCCGCAAGTGCATTAACCGTAAAATCTCTACGAATTAAATCATCCTCCAATGTTCCAAGTTCAAGTATCGGTCTACGGGTACCTTCTACATATCCAACCTCTTTTCTTGCCATCACAAAATCAGCAACCAAACCATCGTATTGGTGTCCCTTTGGGAATTTAGCTCTAATTGTAAAACATTCAGGTGTCTGTAGGAATATCTCGAAATCGTGTTCCATTAACCATGTGACCATTTCACCCCAACCTTCCTCTACCGATTGTGAATTACCACATACGAACGTAAAGTCAATGTCTTTTGAATCTAAACCGAGTATATTATCTCTAATACACCCACCTACTTTATATAACTGTTCCATAATATATTTTATTCACCGTGGTGATCGTATTCGTGTTGTAGTAACCCTTTAATAGGTTGACCTTTCATTAATTGTAAAATCTCATTCAATTCATATGGTTTGAAATCTAAACTCCCATCAATACCAACATCCATCATTTTACCTGGTCCAATTTTATGTTCGTTTGGGGTATGAATATGTCCATGTAAATGGATTACTCCTTGGTTCATATCATGCCAAGATGCTATTGGAAAGTGACAAAGAACAAATCTAAATTTAGCGTTCTTCATCTGCTTACCCTCAAAACTACCTTGTGGTATTGATACGGTTAACATTCTGTAATTTGAAACTGATTCAAATAAATCTTTGAAGTGTACATCAAATAACTTATCTCTATCATCCCCGTATGTATTTGGGTTTGGTCCATCTATGGTAACGTCACCACTATGTGCGTTTGGTATAACTTTATCCCCTGCAATATGGTGATCGTGGTTACCTAATATCAAATGAATGTTCTTACATTTAATTTGTTTTCTGAAATTCCATATTTGATCTGACCCACCAAATGACCAATCCCCCAAATGTATAAGAATGTCATTTTCACCAACAACGGAGTTAATGTTTTCCACAATTTTAGAATCCATTTCTTCTAATGTGTCAAACATTCTACACGTTCTCTCATCCGCCCATTTAGAAACACCGTAACAAATATTTGTGTGGTGGAAATGTGTGTCTGAGGTGAAGAATATCTTTTGTCCTTTGTTTAATGTAATTTTCATGACCGTTCTTTAGTATAATTTTTTACAAATATAGTCATTATATTTAATGTACCAAACATTTTATTACTTTTTTTAAAATAAAAAACCCCCACAAAAATGTGAGGGTTACTAAATGTTATTAAAGTTTATTATTATTTTAACTTTGATTTCAACTCATCTATTTGTATTTGTTGTTCCTTTAATGCTTGTATTAATACTGCCGTTAATTTTTCATATTTAACCGCCTTATACCCATTATCTCGTTCAACAACTAATTCGGGGAATTCACTTTCTATTTCTTGTGCAATTACACCGATATCATTACCTTTATGGACATTTTGTTTTGTTTCGTCCCACTCAAATGTATAACCCCCGATGTTTTTTAATTTATCTAAGACACCGACCATTTCTGTGGTATTTTTCTTTAATCTACTATCTGAAGAATAATATGCCGTCACCTCACCTGAAACATTCATGTTACCCATTATATTGAAGTTATCAACTTCATAATATGCCTCACTATTACCTCCGAATTGAGTTTCATTAGTTATACCTGTATTAACAACTGTAAAGGCGTTACCCGTACTATCAACAATTCTACCCGTAAATTTTGCTGGTGTCGTCATTGGGTACGTGTTACCGCTATATTTTATTGCTATATAGTTAATACCCCCATATGTAACAGAAACTAACCTATAATCCTCCCCTTGTTGTAGGACTTGGAGTGTGGATAACGTACCCCCAAACATTGTGGACGATCCAGATGTAACTATCACATTAACTTGAGCCGCTTGGTAATTACCACTAGTTCTATCTATGGAGATAGTACCGTTGACGTCGTTACCACCAGCATTTGCACATAATAAAATCCATTGCGGTGATGCATTTTCTATCATCGCAAATGGTCTATTAATTACAAAATTATCGGCCATATTTATGTGACCCGTCATTGTGTCGGTCTGATCACTTCTTAAAAACTGTGATGCTTGTAACCCATCAACAGTATCCGAGTCTAAACCTGACCCCGAACCATCGTTTAAACTAGTCCATACCTTTCCTTGTCCCGTACCATCTTTATTCCAATATAAATCCCCCGATTGGTTATTTATATAATCTGACGCTCTTGATGTGTTTGGTGCGTTACCTCCGTCGTGTAGGTATATGTTACCGGTTCTTTGGAAACCGTTAATTTGTAATGTTGCGGCACTACCCGCATCGATAGCCCCTCGTAACCAAGTCTTTACTGTGGATCCCGTAGCGTCGTCAGCGTCACTCCTTAAGAATTGGGATGCTTGTAACCCATCTATAGTATCTGAGTCTATCCCATTACCACTACCTTCGTCGGATGTCGTAAGTACCTTTCTGTTGGTTACATTATTTATCGTTATTCCCGCAACACTTGTGGTTTGGGTTATTTCCCAACCCTTAGAGATATCCATAGATGTATTGTAGAATGACGGATGTGCAATTACATCAACTGTAACGTGACCATAAGCCCAAGTAGAACTAACGTCCCCAACAATTATATAGTCTTTGTTGGTATCGTATCCTAAACTAATGTTTTTATCACTATCACCATTTTTAGTAACCCCATTATTATACCACCCCGATGTCCAATCATGACCGGACACGTAATAAACCGTATGGTTATTTGAATTATATTCGTAGGTTGTGATACGAAGTACCATCATAGACCAATTACCTCCGTGAGAACCAGGAATTGTTATTTTTATTGCTCCTGTTGAAGTGGTGGTGCTCGACCAATGTAATATAGATAGTGCCGACCTATTATTAACAATTACTGAGTCGGTTGTTTTAACTTTACCTTTATCGGTAACTCTAAGTCTCTCTGTTAATATACCATCACCCGCACTATTTGTACCTTCACCCGTATATACAACAAAATTTCCTGTTCCTTCACTAATCACACCACCATCCCCATCGGAATCTTCCACAATCATACCGATTCTAGCCTGTGGAGTATAAGTAGCATTACCATCAGTCATTTTAAAATCAATAAAATTTCCTTGGGTACCGTTTGAAACTATGTCATTCTGCTTATTATGTAAGGTAAGTAACACCGGAGATGCCGATTCTTCATATATATGTACCTTGGTGTCAGGTCCGTTAGTTCCGATACCTAAATTACCTGTAAAATACGATCCGTCGTCTGCAATTTGTAATTTTAGTGTCTGAGCCGTGGTACCCCCTGTAAAGAATTTATGACCCAGACCCGCCGCTAATGTACCACCATATTCGTAATATTCTGTTTTATTATCAGTACCCGCTCTAAATTTAATAGAATGGTATGGATCATAACCTTTTAACCACCCCTGTCCGGAACTACTTAAGGTAAGGTCACCCGTCATTGTGTCACCAGCCTTATTTACATACCTATTATCTAAGGTGGAAGTGTAATTACCAGTATGTAGGTATGTGTCAACAATATTGGTTGTGGTCGTTGCCCTATAAAGATTCCCGTTTGAATCCATTCTAGCCCTTATCCCTGTATCACCATTACCAAACATTATACCTGTTGTTCCCGCATAATAGTTTAGGTATATAGCGTTATCGGAATCCGCAGCATCTAAATGTAAATTACCGTCTGTGGTCACAACACTTGCCATTTCGGTCCCTGTGGCGGTATACCCATTTCCACCAACCCTTAAATACGAACCCCAAGTTGTATTAGGTCCAAAAGTTATATGGTTATTTGCACCAGTTGTTAAGTTTCCGGTAAATGAATCGTCAGCGTCACTCCTTAAGAATTGACTTGAGTCTATATTATCTAATAGTCCTGCATTGTCCGAATATGGGTGGTAGGTATCATGATAGACCTTATCCCACGTAGATTGCCACGTACCACTCTGTTTACTACGTAAATATAAATTATTCGTATGAAAATCGTGGTATTGTTGTGTGGCCCAATTAGAACTATCCCAATAACCCGTCAATATCAACCCGTCTGCAGCATCTAACGGTTTGTCGGTACTAGTGCTTACATCCCATAAACGGTAACTAGTTTCCGTAATCGAACTCGCATCCCCACTAAATCTACTACCTATCTGAACATATCTATTATTAAGTGCGTTATCATCAAGTGTTACGTTTATAGAAACGTTTGATGTACCATCTAAACTTATAGACCCACTTGCCTCTCCCGTTAAAGATATTGTCCTTGCTGTGGTCCACTTATCCGCATTTGGGTGATACCCATCATAAAATATTCTACTACCGTTTAAATAAGCGGTTCCGGCTGCGGTTGTTACTTCAAATAGAGGTGTAGTAAGATTATCTATTGTTGGTATTGCCGCGGATTCTACCCCATGAATTTTAAAGTTATTATCTTGGTCATCCACCCCTATAGCCCAAGAAGCATCTCCGTTTTCCGTAAAGCCAATTTGGGGACTACCAAAATTACCTGTATTTATAACTATTTCAGCTTCATTAGTTACGTTATTAAACCCAAAATAGTTTAAATCGTTTTGGAATCTAACCGATGTCGAAGTTACGGCCCCTCTTCCGGTCACAGTCTCTAACGTATCTGTTTCCGTATATCCAGTTAAGTATCTACCATCTATATCAACATTGTATGTGGTTGCATCGTTATTGGTAAATGTAATTACCCCATTACTGTTATTAAACGTCGCACCGGTCGTAAATTTAACTGATTCTATTGCAAATCCCGTAACGCTTACCGTGTTACCATCAGATTTTGTTAAACTTAGTGTTTGGGTACTATCATTATATGTACCACCCGTAACTGTAACGTCTGTTAACGTGGAACTAATATCAACCGTATATGTGTCCCCGTCATTTCTTGTGAATGTGATAATACCGTTGGACCCATTAAAGGTTGCTCCCGTCGTATACTCCTCATCTTCCGCCGTTAAATAGTTAGAATCGTTGGTGAACATTGAAATGTTACCCGATACGTTCTGTAGAACCCTGCTTGAGGTTATAACATTCGTACCTCCGACTTGTAAACCAAACACGGCATTTACCCCGATATCATCTAGAATTTGAAAATGTATTTTATTAACATCTTCTGGTTCATAGAAATCCAAACCTTCAGGTGTGGCCTTAATTGCCATATCGATCCCCGCATCGGAAGTCCCATTGAAATTTATTTGTGGAGTTACACCGCTAAGGGTTAGGTCACCTGTAAGTGTCCCACCATCTAGTTGTAAGTATCGGTTATCTATATCAACCGTATATGTGTCCCCGTCATTTCTTGTAAAGGTTATTATACCATTACCCGTATTAAACGTCGCCCCTGTTGTATATTCATTATTATAAGATGTAAGGTAACCAACACTTGCGTGGTTTCCCCATTCATACGCAGTATTCCAATTTGTGGAATTACCCCCTATGGAAGTGATTGTATTTGCGAACGTTGCCGTCCCATTAGCATTAAACGTAAGCATATCAACAGGACTACCTAAGTTTTCCGACCTTATAATTAATTTATTGTCATTACCACTTCCAACCCCATAGTAATAAAATTCATACCCATAACCGGTTCCATCACCCCTATTACCAATATATATTGACGCATCATTACTTGCCAAACCATCACCACCAATATATAAAGAATGGTGAGCCTGTTTAGTGGTGGTACCCTTTGATACTATTAAATCATTATTTAAAGTAACATTCTGACTACTGTCTATTGTTATTGCGGTAGTCGAATTTGTTTGTAAATAAAGTGAGTTCTCAGTTGTTGTCCTTATTGTACCCGTACCACTAGTAAAGGACAATCTCCTACTATTACCGTTAATATTTAAATCTGTTGAACCCTGTATATGTACATCACCACTAATTAAGAACCTTTCAGAGGTACCACTATATACGTGAAGAGAGCCTTGTGGGTCTACCTTATTAATACCAACATTACCACCGAATGGTTGTAGTGACATATCCCAATTTGAGGTACCAGCACCATTAGTGAATTGTAAACCAACGGAATTACCATTATCAACCTGAGCAATTGCCAATGTTCCTGAATTGGTTGAATGTGGTTTAAATTTAGCAACCGCATAACTTAACATTTCACCCTTAGTCGTTGCATTATCCTCTGATTGGTGGGTCGATAATAAATCACCCACACTTATGTCATTAGTTGTGGTTGCACCTCTATCGGTTACACTATCTAACGTGTCAGTTTCAGTAAATGAAGTTAAGTATCTTCCATCAACATCAACTGTGTAAGTGTCTCCATCATTTCTTGTGAATGTTATTACACCATTACCACTATTAAAAGTGGCACCTGTTGTGTATTCATCATTATATGTTTTTAAATAACCCTCAATAGAATGGTCTCCCCATCCATATGATGTGTTCCAATTATTTATATTTGTTGTGGTAATACCCGCTGAAGGTGATGCCGTAAATATTGGGTCGGTTTCGGTATAACCCGTAATATAACTTCCCGTTTTACTCTCAATAGAAACCAATCTATTGTTTTGTGTCGTATTAACTGTCTCAATACTACCTGTTTTAATTTCTAACGAATCTAATCTACCATCTAAAGTTGATATATCCCCATCTAAACTTCCTGTTTTTGTTTCTAATGAAGATAGTCTATTATTTTGAGTGTTATTAACGGTTTCAATACTACCTGTTTTGGTCTCAATTGAGTTTAATCTATTGTTTTGTGTTGTGTTAGTTGTATCTAAACTACCTGTTTTAATTTCTAACGAATCTAATCTACCATCTAAACCGGTTAAATCCGTGTTAGTTAAAAATCTTTCTTCCGAACCTTTAGGTCCTCCCACCCATCGGTTATTTGTTGAATCCCATATAAAAGAACCTGATTGTAAACCAGGTGAAGTGACGTCTCGTACTTCTATACCCGCACTTGATGCCCCTGAACCGTTTAATGAGATTATATTGTCTGATATGTCAACAGTTGTTGAATTAACCCTTGTTTCGGTACCTTTTACAAGTAAATTACCCTTTACGGTAACATTCGAACCCGTAAACTCTAAACCACCCTCGATTGTAGTAATTCTACCATCTAAACTACCTGTTTCGGTCTCAATTGAGTTTAACCTGTTATTCTGTGTTGTATTAGTTGTGTTATTAGATGAGGTATAGGTGTTGAATGTGCTTTGTAACGTACTCACATCTACACCATCAACGGTCCCTAATATCTCAATACTGCCACTTATAACTAAACCATCCCCAAAGACAATTGAATTACCGTCCGAAGATATTATTTTGTTACCCGCAGCAATTTGAATAGGTGCATCTAATTCAATATTACCATTACCTGATGTGGTAAGAGTAATATCACCATTTTCGGTTTGTAACGTAATAGTATCAGAATCGGTCTCTATAAGTTTTAAAGACTCCCCAGCATCGGTTGTAATCCTTAGTTCATCACCCGTTGTGGATAATACCTGTTGTCCATTTATATAAAGGGAACCAGACGATAGGAATAGATCTCTCCATTGTTTTGATGGTGACCCTAAATCATATGTATCTGTTTTACTTGGAAAGATTGAACCACTGATAATTTGGTCCTCAGTAAATATATTACTACCTGTGGTTGCAAGTGTTCCGACACGATCATTAAAACTCGATGTAAGAAGGTATTTACTTGCGTGGGACGCACTAATGGCGTTATCCACTTGACCTGTTATTTGTGCGTTACCATAAATGGTTCCTGTTACGTGTAAATCCCCTTGTATATTGGCAGATGCCGATACGGAAAGGGACCCTGTGATGTGTGGATCAAATATTTTCATTATCTAATATTTTTCTTTATTAGATAAATACTTTAGATTTCATTAGTAACTCCCTTTTCAACTCCAAACTTAGAAAATTTATACCAAATCCGTTCGTGAAAAAAATAAAGTACCATTTTAGTTAAAACCTCTACACCCCCAATAGTTAGACCTGTGGACCAACTACCCGTTATAATACCTGAGAGAATTATGGTGTCTAATGTACCGATAACCCTCCAAGATATAGTTTTTGCAATGTGTCTTTTATAATTTACCATCTTTTTTCATTTGTTCTCTGATAGAGGTGGCGGAAATATTACCTATCTCCTTTGGTGGGTAGTGTTCTATGATATCATATCCAACACCACGACCATAATTGATTGATTCAATATCCGGTATGATGGTCGGTAAAACTTTTCCTTCTTCGATAAGTTCTTTCAACTCACCCTCTTTTATCATTTCCAAAATTTCTTGAGCGGTCCATGGGTTCTTTTCATCTGGCTCCACGTCTCGAATACCCAACCATACGTTGTACCCTTCTTTTAACCTTTCATTAATCAACCACAAATGTCCTTTGTGTAGTGGTTGCCATCTCCCCGCGAAGAATGAATACTTTACTTCCGATGAAGAACTTTGAAATGCTGCTTGTGTTTTAATTACTCCCATTATAATTTATTTATCCATTTTTTTATTATTTCAAAACTTTCTTCAGGTGTGTCGTGTGTTGTATCAATATCCACATAATCCGTTATTGGTGGTGTGTAAGCAATTGATTTAAAGTGATCCCTTTCTCTTACCTCGGTAGTGTGTATATAGAACTCAACCATATTTTCCGTACCGATGAGTTTTTTAAAATCCTCTCTCTGATCTATGTAAGGTGAGACCAATGCAACAATGACATCATGTCCTTGATTGTGTAGGTAGTGAGCGATACGCTGTGCCGTATTGACATTTACAACCCTACCATTTATACTATAATCTTTATTAGTGAATAACTCCCTCATTTCATCCCCATCTATTCTAAACGCATTGGGTAAATGTTCTTTAAGTTTATTTGCTAAAACCGTTTTTCCGTGTGAGGGTTGCCCCGTAAACCAATATATCATTTCTTATTATTAAATATTAATATGTTCTGTAACACCAATATATCCATATCAGTATCTCGTAATGTTTGTATTGCCTGTTCAGGCGTTAAAACCATTGTTTTATCTTTAATGTTAAAAGATGTGTTTAATAGAATGGGTATTGATGATATTTTTTCGAATTCTCTCAATAATCTATGTATTTGATTATCCTTATATACTGTTTGTACCCTTGCACTACCGTCAACATGGGTAATTGAAGGTAACTTATCTCTAAATTCTTCTTTTACCGTAACCACTTGATTCATATAAGGTATGTCGTCAACCATATTAAAGAACTCATGTTGTCTTTCTTTTGTGACCATTGGTGCAAAAGGTCTAAACCCTTCTCTTTTTTTAATGAGTTTGTTTATCCTTTCTTTCATGTTTGGTTTACTTGGGTCAGCTAATATGGATCTATTCCCTAATGCTCTTGCACCAAACTCAATTTCATCTCTATACCACCCAATAACTTTACCTCTATATAGTTCACGTGCAATTAATTTATAAAGACTGTCATCCTCCAAATAAATCACACCCGAATCTCTTAATTTTTTCTTATACGATTTTGTCACATTAAAAGTCGGACCAATAAATGGGGTCTTAGGAATGGTGGGTTTTACGCCAAGTTCATTAACAATATAATTAATACACGCACCAACGGAAGAACCGGCATCTGATGGTGATGGTGGTATCCATATATGTTTAAATTTAGTATTCTCATATATCTTACCATTAGCTAAACCATTATAAGCACATCCACCACCAAGACATATGTTTTCAATGTCCTCATAAATTTCTGAATAGTGGTTTAGTATTTCAAAAAGTAACTCCTCGTAAACTTTTTGAACCGCACAGGCAATATCTGTATATTCACTAGTTAGTTCACTGTCTGGTATTCTTGGTAAAACATCTAATAGTTTGTATAATTTACTAGAAAACATGGTATTATGTGATTTATTCCACGTAAAATAATCCATATTACAGATAATTTTACCGTCTTCAAATTTCACCAAGTCCCTTAAAGGTTCAATATATTTTTTGTAACTACCATATGCACTTAATCCCATTACTTTATATTCACCTTCATTTGGTCTGAACCCTAAGAATGCCGTCATTGCGGAATAAAATAACCCTAAAGAGTTAGGGTACTCCCCGATACTTATCGATTTTATATTTTGACCATCATAAACCCCAATAGTTGCACTATCTGTTTCACCAACACCATCAATTGACACCACTACAGATTTTTTAAAGTCCGAACTAAATGCCGAATAATATAAGTGTGAATCGTGGTGTTTTGAATAGAATATTTCTGAGTTGGTGAATTTTTTTAGTTCTTTCGATAAAATCTTTTGGTTAGAATTAAATCTAAACATTGATCTCATAAAGTGAAATGTTTTTGATAGATTGTAATTGTTTTTAATTCTTTCCCTTTTTAAGTTAGGGTCTTCATAGAAACACACAGCACTCACATCATCATAACCAATACCGTACATATTAAATATATAATTAATTGAGTTACTTGGGAATCTATCATCGTGTTTAATACCTGTGAATTTCTCTTCCTCGCAGGCATATGCCAACTTCCCATCTACAAATAGACAAGCCGAGGAGTCGTGGTAGAAACAAGAGATCCCTATTACATATTTTTTATTGTTGACCATATTGATAAATGTATTAATGGTTATAAGTAAATGGGTCTCTTTTCTTTAGTTCTTCAATCCTTTTCTTAAATTCCTTTTTGTTTTTTCTTTTTTGTATTCTAACCTTAATTAAATTAATAACCTTTTGTATTATTTTTTTCATAATTTCTATATTAATCTCTCATGGGTTTTATCCCAATGATTTATTTCTTCTTTTAGTTTGGTGTAGTACCTTTTACTTATATTCTCAAATTCATATTTTTCATGGTATAAGTCATTAATTTTAAAGATATATTTAGAACCATTAAACCTTTGTATTATCATTTCTCTAGTGAGGAAAAGTAATGTTTCTGTATCTTTATATCCGTTTAGATGTATGATTTGTCCGTAATCCCCATTAACAAGATTATAAAGTCTCTCCTCATTATTTATGTTTACATTTTTACCCCCATACATCATTTTAAATGGATAGGAATCACCATCCATAGTTACTTTGTCTTTCGTTTCATATAAATAATCGAACTCACTTTTACCACCTAGCATTTTCATTGCTGACGGTATTAATAATTGTTCAATAATACAGGCGTTGTAATAGTCCTTATCGAACAGATCTTTGTTAGATTTATATATCTCTAAACAATAATTAGTTGAATCCCTAATAAGTTGAGTGTTATTACCCCCAAATACACAGAAATTAGGTATATCAAAAAGAGTTATATGTTCTTTAAGTTCTGCCGGAATTATATCTGACATCTCATACAATTTTTTAAGATACGTATTATGTAACCTTTCAATAGATTCGTATGTCCCATCCCCAACCGACATGTCGGGATACGAGAAGAAAATGTCCATTTTTCCCACTTTATTGGGGTCTATATTATATAAATGACTATCTAAATCAATATGTATAAATGGTTCAGTTTGTAATGAGTACGTCTCTAATTTAGGTATAGAAAATGTACCCCGTTTAGTTTCGTTAAATGGTACTTCAATTATTTGTTTATATGGTATTCCAATATACTCCACTATCTTTTTTATTTTAGTTGTAGTGTATAATATTACGTCATCAAAAAATACATTACCTAAAAGTGTGGACAGTAACATATTGTAAACCATCTTTTTACTTATTGTGTCGTTCCCATTACACGGAACATATGTATGTATAGCCTTCATTAAATATGTTTACCGTAATATACCGTGTCTTTATTGGATCTCTCCCTCCATGGGTCTAAAACAACACTACCCTCAGGGAAGTTTGTTTCATTAAACACCCCTCTATGTCCCAACAGGTAAACTGCCGGACCTTTGATAATGTCAAAGGGTACGTTAGAATCATTTAAATAATGATGAATTAATTTTGTGTACGATCCATCTGTGTAAGGTACTCCCGGTTTATAACTCTCACCCATAATTACAATGGGTAATCCGTGTTGTTTTGATAAGTCCATTAATTTAGTGGATATGTTTTGGGCTTGTACTTCTCTTGACTTCATTATTGCATCAAATAAATCGTAACCTAACCCATACTCTTCAGCCATGTGTCGTAATGCAATGTTATCTCTAGGGTGACAAGAACCACCGTCACCCATTCCTGCTTTCATATAAGCCGGACCGGTAACTCTATATGTACTTCTTTCTAATGCCCCCGTAACAATATCTGTGTCTATATTGGTATTTTTTTCAGCAACATCTTGTATCATGTTTACCACAGAAATCTTTACTGATATGAACGTATTATAAAATATCTTTATTGATTCGGCCTCATCCCACGTCCCTATCTCATATCTTGACCCATCCGAGATAATTGTCTTATAAAAGTCAACCAACTTTTTAGCGTCGGTGGTTTGTGACCCATCTTCCGTACCGATTATAACCATTTCAGGATTAACAAAATCCTCCTTTACAGTCCCCATGGCAATCAAGTAAGGGTTATAAATGAATCTATAATTTTTAACTATCGGTATAAACTCTTTTCTTGTTGTTCCGGGTAATACGGTTGATATTAACACGATCAACTGATCTTTATTACAATAGTTATTTAACTCTTCTAAAATACCCTTAACTATGTCATAATTAAAATCTTTAGGTGGTAAGTGTGATGTTGGTAATTTACCATCATATAGTGGATCATGTGGTGTTGGTACCGCAATAAAAATCATTTCCTTATCTTTACATAAATCCTCCAAGTTCGATCTCATGGTGAATCCAACATCTTTCCTTTCAACCACATCATACCCCTCAACGTTATGTGTTTTAGACATTACCTGTGCTACGTCTAACCCTAATTTACCTATACCTATAAATCCTATATTCATATTATTTTTATTTAATTTTATCCCAAATATTACTCAATACTTCTTCAACCTTGTAAGAGTTACCGTGTTCATCGTACCTTTCCTTGTAAACCTTTTTATAGTTTTCTTGGTTATGTAGACATACCTCGTTCATCTCTTGTCTTATTTTTTTAAGTTCGTCCACGGACATTTTAGAAAACTTACTAACTTCGGATACTATTTTATAACACCTTTCTGATTCGTCAATAATTTCATCATAACTCTCATCAATCCACTTATCAAAAGTTTTATACCCTAACGACTTCAAATATCCTAATGTCCCAACATTCCCATAAACAATAAAAGGGTGTCCCACCATTATGGGTTTCCATATTTTTTCAGATAAAAATAATGTACCCTTATTAACTAACGTCTCAGTAACCAACGAAATAAATGTTCTCTCATAATCCTCTTTGGTTATATTAATTGCTAAGTTATAAAATAAATCGTAATTACTATCAATTGTGAATGGAGAATTTTGAATTAAAAAGTTACTCTCCGTTGTTGTTGCATGTGGTGGGGTCGATTCTAATTTATAAAGACTTAATAAACCTCTATTAAAAATCCCCTTTCTCAATAGATCAATCGCAAGGTTTATCCTATGTGGTCTTGGTTGTCTATTATATGAAAGAAATAAGTTTTTATCGTCTATTGGTTTGTACTCCGCTAACGGTTCGTCATATTTATTCCAAGGTTCAAAGTAATGTAATGAAATCCCTTTAATACCTAGTCCTCGTTTTTTTACTATTTTTTCACTTAATAGATTACCATTTAAATAATATACCGACCCTTCAGGTAATTTAGATTTTTGTCTCCAATTGTCAATTATCTCAAAGTCGTAATTACCTTCAGTCCCCGAATAACCCTCATAGGGTAAAAATAAAACTATTGCGGATTTTCCATTTCTAACATCTTGTAGGTAATTTTCAGAAACACAAGAAAAACCAATATCATAGTTCTTCGTGAAGAAGTTATTGTCATTGACATTTATTATGTATATGTGTGATTGTCCTTGTATTTTATCGGGACTCGTGTACTCCACTCTCTCCGAATAAGGGGCAGTAATGGTTCTCTTATATCTATCCAAATTAAACATCTCACCATCCTCAGAAAACAAAGTCCATTCCGCCCACATTAACGGTAGGTGTAATTGACCTAATTCCTTTAAATACCACGTTTTAGAAGACCCGTTAGGTCTATAATAATCCAAAATCGTGTCCCAATCCTCCAGGCTGCATATAATTTTTTCCATATTTTTGTATAAGATTTGCAACTATTTCTTTAGATGCGTTTTTATGGTCGTTAGGTCCGGGATGTAATAAATCTCTAGCACCTACAGAAAATGAGTGAAAATTATTTAATTTACCGTAATGTGATGTGGATTCAAAGTATGATGAATCATAATATTTTGTTTTATCTGACCATATGTTCCTCATTGATTCGGCAATATTATAGAAAGTTATTTTTTCGTGTGAGTCTTCCTCATAAAAATTATCAAATATTGATTTCCATCGTTGAGCATACGCGTCGTGTTTTGTTATAGTGTGACTCCATAACCCAATATTATGTACTCCGTTTTTTGTATAATACGGTAGTCTATCCATACAAGTCCACATCATTATGATGGAGTAAGGTTCCCCGTATTTTCGTTTCATTGCTAAACTTAGGTCCAACATACGTTGGTTTGACCCACCGGGTATACCTAAATTAATGACATTTCTTGCTGTCAACTCAGATATGTAATGTGGTAATGTCTGTTCATTGTCAACCCCAACACCAAAAACACAGGAACACCCGAAAACAACTATAGATTCTTTCCAATCATGTTCGTCAAATTCTTTTGTTCTGTAACCTAAACTGTTCATATTATATTCTACCTTTTGATCTCTCCATACCCAATCCTCAGGTTTATCCTTTAGATTTTGTTTGTAGAGTTCTTCACTATCTCCCATATAGAACTTATGTGTTTTAGTGTGGGGCATAGGTGAATATATTGGTAATATATCATTACCATCCTCAAAATAATCAGGAAGTGGTTTACCCCCATACCATATGTATCTTCCGTCAACTATCTTACCGTGCTTCATTTATATTAGTTTTTTAGTTAATTGGTGTCTCTCAGGACCGTTTTTAATGTAATCGTATATTGTTTCGGCAATTATTTTGTGTCCGTCATAACTTGGGTGAGAACATTTTGTAAATAATCCTTTAGGTGTCTTTTTATCGACCCCCATGGCCCATCCATAAAAACCACCACCTTTTAAGTCATCCCTATCTTCAAACCCTACTAACATATCGGTCATACTTAGATTACCATTCGGATAAAGAAAATTACCCCACTCAATAGTATCAATTAGTTTTAATTGGTTATCCTTTTTGAGGTTCATCATGTAATCTTCCTTTGTATAATCACATCTGAATGCACTGGTTATTATTAATTTAGCGTTATTAGCCTTACACCACGTCTGAGCCTCAACAATATTTAGTAACATTTCGATATAACCAAATGTGTCTGACCATATGTTTTCGGCATATGCTTGCCACAATTTTTTATTTGTACTGTCTTTATCCCATGGGTTAGGCCACATAGCGAAAAAATGGTGGTGGTCGTTGTAATCACGATTAATGAAATCAAACCTCTCCATACCACTTAACATATATATTACGATTTTCTCCTTCGCAACTTCCATATTCAATTCAGGATGTAAATACAATTCTTTGACTGCCGCCCTATTACCACAACCTCGTAACCCCAAATTTACCGGAATATAATCCGTAAGGTGATTATTAGTTAGTTGATGTACCCACGACCCTTCATACTCATGCATGGTCGTGATACCGTCTTTATACATACTTTCTGTGGACCAACCGTGTTTTTCCCACACTTCGTCTTTACATGCTCCCTGTCCTTGGGTGAAGCTATCACCTAACCCAATTACAATTTTCGAGTCTTTCGTTATGTTTGTGTTTAAATATTGTGACCTATACATTATATTAATACTTTAAAAAAATTCTTATAATAGTTATGTAGTTTTTCAAATGATTTAGGTGGTTTAGTATTTATCCTACTCTGTAAAAGTTCGTAGTTATATTCAATATCGTCCTCCATTTTTTTAAACCATTCGATCTTATCTTCTATACTATTTATTTGTTTTAGTGAATCCACTATTTTTAATAATCTTTCGTGTGTGGGTAAATTATCATAACTTTGGTCGATGTATTGGTCAAATGTTTTATAACCCATCTCCCTCATCTTTTCTATACTACCTCTATTACCCATAACCATAAAAGGATGTCTACTCGCAATTGGTTTGAAGATCTTTTCACTTAGGAAAAGTGTATCGTCACTATCACCACAATGCGCTTCACTAACAACACTTACAAAAGTATCCATACACACCTCAGGGTTAAATCTGTTTATATAAAAACTATCGTCTAGTGTGTCGTTACCCAAATCATAAACCTTTAATGGTAAACTACTATTAAGTTCTTTAACAATTTCAATTTCCATAACCTTTCCTTCCCACCAATAACCGTGTTCCATAAAATTATTCATACTAACTAAACCGTCCTGTAATATTCCCGATTGATATAAATAATTATAAAACCAAACCCTATGAGGTCTAATTCTTTTATTAAGACACGAAAATGTCTTAATGTCGTTTTTTGTTTTATGTATTATGTGATCCTCGAATGTTGGTAATTTGTTGTCACTTAATGATTTCTGTTCACAATTCATTGCAACATCCAACTCAAAATGTGGGTAACCTATAACACAGATTTTTTCTTTTATGTCATTATTTTTAACCCATTCATCGTATACATCCTCCACTATCATGTTACCAGTAACATAGACAATACATTCTGGTGACACGTTATATTTTTCACACTCATCGTGAAACCATTTCCATAACCACGGTGTTTGGTATCCTTCAAAACTTTGATCTAATAGAAGGAGTGCCTTTCTGTTACGTAAATCATTCAAATACTTTTCACTCAAGTACTCAAATAGACTTTTGACTTTGGGGTTATATCCTGTCCAATCATCGGGACTGTGGTTAACACTACTCGATATAATATACTTGTCTGACTTTTCTGTATGAGGTAAAAAATTGAGTTTACTTTTTACCTTTTTCCTTACATAATACATATTAGTGGCAGAAACTAAAGGTGATATACCAAACCTTTTTATACCCGATGTGTTGGTGTCATTACATGTATTAAAATTTGTGAGATTTTCTATGTCTTCAAAAAGAAAGTCTATCATATTAGTTTAGGTTTTATGTCTGATACGTATTCACCCGCCTCGAAATGTGTTATTTTACCATCGGTAACTTTAACATCAGCAATTGTTTGATCGACCACTAAAGACTCATACCATTCTTTCAGTTTAGGGAAAGTTTTAACAAAACTTTTACCTCTTCTCTTATCATATTGTTCGTAAAAACTTTTAAAATCATGGAATTGTAATTCTTTATCTAATTCAGTCGTCGTGTGTCCTCTTTCAACTACCTCAATATAATCTATCAATCTCTCAAACTGAGCTTTCTCAGAAATACTAAATAAATCACTCTCTCGGTAATTATCAAACCATGTTTTTAATTTATTATGTAGTTCTTTTTTAATATCATCAGGAAGTGTAAGTGGTGACATAAATGACGGCCATCTTAGGATGTTTAAATCTACATTAGGTCTATTAGGTCCGTATTTCTTTTTTAAGACAACCATGTCATCTAAAAATTCGGTTATACTGAATAAACATAAACTATTAACTGTCATCATAATAGTTAAAGACCTAAACTTAGCGTTTTCAATGAATTTAACCATACTTTCCCTCCAAGTTTTATAGTTTAAACCATCTCTGATATATTCAGCGTGTTCCCCAAACGATTCATTACTCGTGTAAAGATCAAACTCTTTAATTGGTAGGTCGTGAGACATTGAAATCAACTTGTCCAAGGTCTTCTCATTAACACCTAAGTTAGAATTTATAGCTAATCTTAGATTTTCAGCGGGATGTTGTTTTAAAACCTCAATAAAGTTCCAAAAATTGTGACTCTGTGATGGTTCTCCACCGGTTACCCTAATCTCCTCCAAAGTTTTTGATAGTTCTGGCCACCACTCTAAAAACGCAGTCACATATGGGTTATTTTGTCCGTGCTTACCAAACTTCTCAGCCCATGACCCATCAGCATGATATGCCCCTGCACTACTTGTCTTGAATTTTTGGTATGCTCCGTTAGTTGTTATATCTTTAGCCCACGTAGTACTGTAACCTGAATTACAATAACTACAAGCAAAATTACATATCCTATCAAAACTAACTTCTACTGTCTTTAACAACACATCATGGTCGTAAGGAAGTTCTTTTAGTTCCTTTATGTCCTCCTCTTTATAGATTCTACTTTTATATACACGATCTGAAATGTGATTACGTCCAATATCCTCTATCTTCCAACAATAAGAACACTCTGCTGGTTTTTTACCCTCCAACATCATCTTTCTCATTTCTTTTTTATGTTTGGTATTGTGTAATGCTGATGGATTATCCTTTATCTCTTCTAAATCTATTGGGTGTGGTAAAGGTAGATGACACGAGTTAGTAAACCCATGTCCTAAATGTAAACTTGCGTTGTACCATTTTGCAGCACAGAAACTTTTACTCACCGAATTAAGATTTTTATCTCTCCAATTAATTAATTCTTTTGACATTTTTTAAATTTTATATATGAAATTACAGTTATTAGTTAAATCGAAACTTTTATTGTGAATGAATTTGTTAAATTCGTGATCCGATATTAATTCACTATCTTTTATAATCTTCACACTATGTAATATAACTGAAAAATAGTTTAAATTAAACCCATTTTTAGGAAAATTACCCGCACCAAAGATAATATGTGAAATATCATCAACCTTTAATTTTGTCTTTAGAAATTCCGTCATTATTAAAATATCATCGATGTAAATGAATATTTCGAACGACCTTTTTAATATTTTTAATTTATATCTTTCCTTATGTTGCCATTGGTAATTTACTGAGACATATTCGGTGTTATTATCTTCCTCAGTATAAATAAATGTAAACCCATTAGGTTCTAAATCAAATCCAAAGTAACTCGGTAATTTAGAAAATAATGTTTGTTTTTTTAAGATAGGTCTCTCAAATTCAAAATCTATTGTAAATTCATAATCCCCATCGTAATCAAATATCTTATTTGCCGGATAATCAATAAAATTACCAACTAATTTATCTGGCCACATTACCCACGGTTCACCCTCTTGTATTTTTAACATCGTCGTATAGTTTTTTAAATTCTGGAAAGGTTTCAATGAAGTTAGTACCTCTCCTATTATCATGTTCATCAACAAATGTAATAAAGTCGTTTCTATTGGTCTCAATATCGAAGTCATCTTCAGATATTGCATAATCATATAATCTCTTTATTTTTTGTACTTCAGTATCTGAAAACCCCACATATTCGTGTGTAAATTCCTGTGTTGCATAATAGAACGCCTTTTTTGCACATTCTAAAATTAGTTCTTTTTGTTCATTATCAAGTATTTTAACGGATTGGTGGGTTGGCCATCTAAGGTAAGAGGTATCTAATTGAATAGCCGATATCCAATACCTTTCTTTATTGTGGTACTTAACCTTTAGTTCGTAAATTTTATCTATAAAATCCCCGTAACCGAAAACGGACATGGCATTAAAAGTTGCCATTACATTAATAGTAACTTTTGGTATCTCAGTTAGAATATATTCCACATTTTCTATAAAATAATCATAATCTAATCCGTTACGAATATATTCCGCCTGTTTACCATAAGATTCACATGACGTAAAAACAATAAATTCTTTAACTCTACCCTCATCAATTATTTTCTTAATTAATTTAACAAACCTATCAATCAATTTTTTAGGTACACCTAAATTTGTGTTTATCGATAGATTAAGGTTTTTGTTCGGTGTATCTGTATTTGCAATAAACTCCAATAATTTCCACGTGTCCTTTGAAAGTAGAGGTTCCCCACCTGTTACTCTGAACGTATGTAAATCACCGTACAGCTCTGGCCACCACTCCCAAAAGGCCTCTACATATGGATTATCTTCTGACTGTTTATAAGGTACTTGATTGGTTTCTTTAACCCATGTTTGGTCGTTGAAGTTGGTGGATGTTGGGTAACCCCCGTGTTTGTCTATCTCTTCAGTCCATTTAGATGAAAACATAGGACTACAGTAAGAACACTTAAAGTTACAAGTATTAGAGAAACTAACTTCAACATATTTTGGATTATAATCTTCTCTCCAATTCATGTCCTTAATTTCTTCTAAATGGGGTAGTGACCAAGTTTCAGACGACTTAAAAACCCTATCCGAAAACGAGTTCGACGACTCTTCTACCTTCCAACAATAGTTACATTCTTCGGGTTTTTCACCATTTAACATCTCTCGTCTCCTAAGTTTTTTATGTTTAGTATTATGTAACGCCTTTGGGTTATTTTTTAATTCGGAAAGAGGTATTTTATGTGGTGCGGGATGATGACATGAATGTGTCATTCCATTATGTAAATGCATGGTAACCTGTGTCCACTTTGCTAAACAAAACCCACATCCAACACCATCTAACTTATCTTTAACTTTTTGATTTAAGGACATAATTAATTTTTCCAAAATGAGTAAATACCCTTATCTAATTCATATTTATCCCACACAAATCTCTCTCTCATAGGTTGAGCCTTAGCCCATTCCCACATCTTGGTTAGACCGTCTCTTAAATCGGTCGTATCTTTATAGTCAAGAATTATTTCTGATTTCTTATGAGTGGGGTATGCGTCTTTAACTTCATGTCTAGGTTCTTTATACACTACAGGAACTCTTTCTACGTCACCACCACCCATAATCTCTCTAATTAATTGACACACCTCATTAATGGTAGTAAATTTAGATCCCCCTAAATTTATAATCTCTTTAGATGCTTCTTTCAATTGTGAGGCTTTCCATAACGGATCCAAACAATCGTCAATATAACTCCAAGCTCTTTTTTGTTCTCCATCACCAAAAATAGTTAACGGTTCGTTATTCATGTATTGGTACATCCATATACCTAATACGTTTCTATACTTATCCCATATGTTTTGTTTAATACCATAAACGTTATGGGGTCTAATAATGGTCCAGTCGAGCCCATGTTGGTTACCTGCCGCTTGTATATCCATTTCACACGCAAACTTAGCTATACCATAAGGATCTATCGGTGCTGGTGGGTCAATCTCTTCAAAAGGTCTTTTACCTTCCCATCCGTGTCCATATACCGCCATAGTAGAAGTAAACACTAATCTATCCACATTCCACTTAATACATTCGTTTACGATTTTAGCTGTAGCCTTTAAATTGTTATCATAATTATAGGTTCTAATGAATGGGGATAAACCTTCCGCAGCATATGCGGCCAAATGGTAAACTATATCCGGTTTGTGTAATTCAAAGCAATTTTCAATAGGATCATTAACTAAATCCATTTGCCAAAAATCGACTTTAGGGTTTATATTTTCTTTATATCCACCACTTAAATCGTCTATACCTATAACTTTGTGTTGAGGGTGTTTCTCTATGACGTAATCGGCCAATCTAGACCCCAATAATCCCCCTACACCCGTAATTAATATTTTCATAATTCTATATTATACATTTTACAATTATCACTATAATTAATAGTTTTAACAATATTATAGTTAACATTATTAATTCCATCACTTTTATAATCAATTTTATTTTGTTGCATCTCAGTTACAAATCTCTTCTCATTTCTTGCTGTTGTCTCACCCTTAAACCACGTACCATTAACGAACCCCTCATCAATATGTGGTAAACAAAGGAAACTACCTTGTCTTCTGAACGGTAAAATACTTCTTATAACCTCAACATCTTCCTTAGTGTAAATAACGTCACTATTAATATATTCTTGACCACCATCAAAATCGTAGTTAAGGATTAAATTATCGTCATTTATGTCACTCATAGATTTAAAATAGGTGTCGTATATTTTTATTTCCCCTATTTGACCCCCAAAACACGTGTTTGTGTGGGGACAGAACCCCACAATTAAATCGCCAACAGAACTAACCAATTTTAATTTATTTGTAATCTTAATTGGTTCTTCTCTTACAATGTCTCTGTTATTTGAAATCATTTTATCGTTCATAAACATATATAATTCACCCTCCTCTTGGTTATATGAAATGGTAAACCTAGTCCAAAGATTTTCAGATCTTTTTACCCAATTATAGATTGGTGTTGACGACCTATCGTAATAGAATGATGCGTAAGTTCTGGAATTATTGAATGATATACCCCATAACGCTCCCTTCTCTTTTCTTAGTATAGGGAATTCTTTAAATTTACGATCCTTATCTCCAACTAACCACACATCATCTTTATCTATGAACGTTTTTACTAATACCGAAATGGTATGGTCTCTGTGGAAACAACTTGATAGTGTTCTATCAACAGGAAAACGGATGTATGAGGATTTACCGTTAAAAGTTCCAATTGGTTTATCCTTTATTGTTTCAATAACCTCTTTATTTGCATATCCCTCAAAGTTACATCTCCAAAATAAATCATCGTCTTCTTGTCCCCAATCCCAATAATCGTTAGAGTAACCGTTAGTCTTTTCGACCTGTTCTTTAGTGAATAAGACTACACCACCGAAATATTCCTCATATCCCATAGACCAACTGTATTTGGATAATTTGGTTGCAATATGTACAGGTGTTTTATCCGGATAGGAATAGTCACATGTGTCATCATTTGGTAACATATCGACATCATGCCACGCAATATAGTCACACCCATCTTCGAATGCTTTTATTGCCGCAATGTTTTTCATTGATCCCCTATTGAATAGTTTATCGTCAGTTTGGTTTGCGACATAAAAACCATGGTCGATACCCTTTTTGTTTAGGTATTTACCTAATACATCAATCAACTTATCTAAGTGTTCCTTACGGTTTCTATATGGTATACATATACCTAATTTATGTGTCATATCGATACTAATAAATGTATTTGTTTATTTAGTTTTGTCTCATCCCATGTTTTGTATTCACAGTTTGAGAGTCCATCGTTCATATAATCTCTATATCCCTTTTCCATTTCATTATGGTACCTTAGTTGGTTATATCGAATATTTATATCACTCCATTCACCACCGTCATATCCTGAAGATTTGTGACTTAGAAGATTAAAATATCCTACTCGTCTAAAAGGAACATTTATAGGTGTAATTTTTACCATGTCACTTTTAACCACCTCACAGTTTACTATTTCGGCATTATTCTCAAAGTCACATAAATCCACCACTCGGTAGTCTTTTATGTTCTTCATATCATAATACTGTACAATATCACCGTGAGATTTATACCCCCCAAATGGCATTGTTAAT